ACTACTCCTCCTTGTGAAATAGCAGCCCCTGCTCTTATATAAACATTATTTCCATTAGTTTCAGTAGATCCTGTAAAATCTATAGTTAAAGCTTCTAATTTTAGATCTTGATTCAAAGAAGAATAAGATGTACTAGCCTGATCTCCTGTTATTAAATATCCACCTATTAACGGAGCATCATCACTTTCAAATACTACGTAATCCACAACAGCTTTTATGTGATCAGGACTAGTTGTTGGATCTTGCCAAATCATTACATACCTAATTCCAGAAGATGGAACTGACACTTCCATATTTATAATTTCTGCATAGATATCTGTTGTATATTTTTCAGCATAATATGTAGGAAATCCTCCTGTATAAGCTACCCATGTAGAAGTATCTTTATCAAATTGCTCTGTTGCAGTATCAGGAGGTCCATCAAGTACAGCCATTCTTACATACGAATAACCATCTACTCCATCTTTAGCTACACAATAGGCACTTAAAAATCCTGAACCCCCACCAGTTATCGCTTGTCCTAGATATTGTGCAGCGTTATCATATCGACTACCTAATTCAACAGCCTTAACTCCATTATAAGCGTTACTACTTGATACTAACGGATCCGTATATTGATTAATCGATCCTAAATCCCAACTTGTAGGTTTATATTCCTCTTGTGACCATAATTCAAAATCACCATTTAAAGCTCCATCGACCCCATCTATTAAACATTCTACGTCATCAATTCTAATTTCATCTCCAAGTACCCCTGATCCCGCTATAGTAATAGATCCACTTACAACTCCCGAACTCGGAGCAGTAGCTAACGTACTTGTATATTGAGTATATGCACCACTAATAGTTATAACCTCCATTGATTCAGGAACAGGTCCACCCGATTCAATAATCCAATTCCCAGCATCAGGTCCAGTAAAATGATAATAATATGTATCATCTAAAGCATCTATATAACTATATAAAACTACAACAGTAGGTGTTCCTATTGCATATTTAGCATATAATCTTAATTGTACAGTTTGACCATTTCCAAAATTACTACCATCATTCCAAATTACAGGAGTAATAACAAATCCGGGCTGAAGTTCTATCCCTACTTTCAACCATGCCGCATACGTTCCGGTATAGGAATCTGTAGTTTTTCCAGCTAAATCAGGTGTAGCATATTCTCCTTGCCAATCATTAGCTTTATCCTGCATATCCCAATCCTCAAAACTTCCATTTAAAATTAATTCAGAAGTGAAATTATTTGTTATATTAACTTTATATCCAAGTCTTCCACTAAACGAATCATCAGATGAATTATTCTCAACTTCTGCAGTATAAGAAAATTTTAATACTCCTGTAGCTAAACCTGTAGTATCATTATTATTTACAAGAAATACATCCGTTCCAGAATTATCCATTATAGCAGCCTCAAATCCAGCCACAGTAAATCTTATTTTATCTTCATCCGCACTTGCTTCTACATTTATTGACGTATCTCCATCAGCATCTTGCAAAATAGAAACTAACAATGATCCTCCAAATTCTTCCCAATCTGAATCCGTCAAAAATCCGGGCGTATATCCAGACTTTAATTTATAATAAGTATTTACGGCTTCTGAAAATACAACCATTCCCACTTTACACCTAGCAGAATAAATCGCATTTCTAGCCGTATTATCAGCTACTGTACGCAATCCACCTTCGCCATATATATCTCTATGTGAAGCTTGATTATCTAAACTATCATAAGGTGCAATTGCTGATCCCACATTAATTCCCGGAATTGGAGTCATGTTTTAGATTGTTAATATATATTCCATTGTAAACTAGAACTGTTATATTTATTATTAGTCCTCAAAATATAATAATCCTCTGTATGTCCGCTAGCATTGGTAAGCGAACTTTCTACAACTGTATAATCAGAAAATACAAATCCTCCAAGTGTTGTATATGCAGGTAACCCCCAAGATTTCGGATATGCTATATATAAATAGTTTGGAGGCGTTCCTAAACTAGCATTAAATGTAAGATTTGCAGCCTTACTTGTTCCAAAAACACCGGCTTGTGGAGCTATATTAGTCATTATCTCTGCACCAGTAGTGTATAAATTATCATCAACCCCATAATATCTTCTATTATAAAAAGTCATTGTTGTATTCAACGATGTAGCATTTCCGTCATCTCCAACAGCACTAATTGTAAAAGTAGTATTTGTTGTAATAGATACAGCTCCTGATATATAATTTCTATCAGCTACAGGCACAGCTCCAATTCCCTGATTAATACTTTGTGAAGTAGGATTATCCGAATTTCTATTATAAGTCCATGTTAAAGTATAAGATGTAACTTCTGCACCTTTTTCATTACTAGCACTATTATTTGTAAAAGTAGCTAAAGCGTGAGCAGCTACAATTAACAATTCAGAGATACCTGTAACTTTATCAAGTTTATCTCCAAGTCTTTTTACTATATCTCCGTCATTTACGCCGGGATGAAATATATCCCCGACTCCTCCTCCCCCACCTCCCGGTACTTTAGGCGATAATCCCAATGGCATACTTTAGATTGTTATAAAAGTAAATTCCAAAGCTCCTCCCGAACTGACAGCTTCAAAATATAAAGTATCCATGTTCGTCACACCAAACCCATCAGGCAAATCAGCCTTACAAGTCCAATACGAAGCCATTGTTGGATCCTCTGATATTTTTAAATCAGTAGAAGGTCTTAATATTATTTCTGCTGCATTACTAGGTATCTTCAATTCAAATATCGTACCTACTCCTAAATATGTTAAAGGAGATAACTGCTGAACAGTCGAGGCATCTTTTGTTTCAAATGAAGCTCCTGTGTGCACTAACGCATTATTACCATCTTTTTTTAAACCTTTAAAAGTTTTTGTAACATCAGCCATTTTACTATTGGTTAAATTTAGCTTTCAAACTTTGATATAAAGCTCTATCATCTTTATTAAGTTTCAAGTATCCTACAGTTTTTAATTGATCAAATTTAATCCTTTCATCAGTAATATCAGTAGCTACATCACTCGGTTCCGGTTCAGTAGTAGTTTGATCATCTTTTACTTCTACCTTTTTAGATACATTCTTTTTTAATTCTACTGTTGGTAATACATTAACTTCACCCTTTCCTTCAAATTCATTAGATGAAGGTTCCTTCAATATTTCATCAAGATTAATTTTTTCATCTTCTCTATCAAGAAGGGCATCCATTACTAAATTGAGTTGATTTTCTGTAACAGCTTTATAAACTCTTTTATCTCCACGAATCTCATCCTCATACTTTCCTGAATCAATCAATAATCTATCCGCAAGATGTTTTGCTGCATGAACAGCTAAAAAATCTACCAACATTACTGTACTTTTAGCAGGAATTGTGTACGGAACACTATCCCATCCGAACGTAAATGGTTCATTAAGAGGATTAGTGACTGTCCTTTGTGTAATTCTTTGCGACATACTTTTTTTAGGTTATTAAGTATTTGATACTGCCCCTTATATAATAAGGAGCAGAGATAAATACTTAGGTCAAATATGCTCCATCTACAACATATGGGCTAAATAGTTGAGCGGTAATAGTACCAGCTCCACCAGCTGCACTTCTGGAAACAGCTCCAAAAATACAATCTCCTGCTACCGCTGCATCATCTACAGTTCCAGCAGTTGCTCCTATGTATAGAGGCTTATTATCTGCAACAGCCCCATGTGTTGCTACTGTACAATATCCATCTACACAATACCATCCATAACGACTAGCTACAATCGCAGCCATAGCGACAGCTACTCCACCAATTGCATTAGCTGCAAGTAAAGCAGTTGCATACGCTTCATCATAACTTACAGCTGACCCAGCTACAGTAGAGCCTACTCCTAGCATATATTTATACTTATTTCCATAAGCATCATATGCAATTGTTCCCAATGGGTGTTTCGCCGTAGTAGATACATCATCTGTATCTGCAGCGAACCCAGTTGCTCCTGTCAATTTCATATTACTTTTAGTTAATTAATAATTTTTGGTGGAAGGTTTTTATAATGAGAACCCTCCAAAACTCTTACAATTATGCGGCTTCAATCAATGTTACCACAAATACATTGTTCGCAGTAGCATTTGCTGCAAGTGTAACAGTTAATGTAGTACTAGCCACTAATACACTATCCACAAATTGATCCTGATTAGATACCGGAACAATTCCTATAGGGATAGATCCAGACGGCACAGTAGCCGTACCTGTAGCGGCACCTGCTGTTACTGTTACTGTCGCCTGCGTAAAAGTTCTAACAGACTGTTTAGCACTTAACATCTCCGCCATATTGTAATTCTTTGTTTTCAAAGACATTTTATAAGAGGTTAAAAGCTAAATACTACACACCAGTTATTCCCAACAATACACCTGATCTATTTGGATTTCTATTAATCAATTGTCCGTAAAGAATAAATTGACCAATTATCGCATCCTGATTTACAGGTTTCTTCCATCCGGTCCAAGACATAGTTATAGGTTTGCTATCATTGTAGTAACCTTCAACATTTCCTGAATCAGATTTTAGAACATTATCCGGATGTGGAAGTGAATAGAAATTCAAATATTTCTCATTCAAGAAATACATGTACCCAGCAGTACATTTCTGATCTTTAACTATAGGCGTACCTCTGAAATATAGAGCATCAAATCCAATCTCTCCCTTCAAAGCCCCTCTATTTGCTACTACACCATCCTTTGTAACTTGTGCAAATCCTCCTGCATCATAGTTTGCTACTACTGTAGGAGTAAGCAAAGTTTCATAATAACTCCATACAGTTGGAGTTGTTACAATCAAAGTTGGTTTATCTCCACCTACTGAACACGCATTATACATTGTAGCCATAGCAGACAATGTAAGATTACCAGCCAAATTAGTTCTAGTAGATTTCAATGTTGTATAAGTAGTTCTTGAAAGTCCACCATATGTAGCTGCAACAGTTCCATCATCAACAGATGCTTTAAGTCCGTCAATATCTTTTCCGCCATTACCTGTTCCATCTCCATATATTTGATCTCCAAGTCCATCCATCATATCTTCTTGTGCAGAGTCCATTTCTACTCCAATAAGATCCAAAACTTTTGCCTTGCCTGAATTTACAGCTCTTTCCAAATTAGACAAAACTACAGATTTGTAGTATCCAGTTGGAGAAAAGCTCATTAGTTTACGATTGTTTTGTCTAGTAGTTGAAAAAGTATCATATCCATCAAAAGATCCTTGAGATTCATCTCTTGAAACTTTTACAGGTACTTTTAATGTTTCACCAGACCATGCTTTTGGATTTCCCAAAAGACGTAGAGTCAATACATTTGACTGTAGTACAGTATCAATCACCGCAGGGACGATCTCGTCTTGCGTAACCGACTGTATTTGATCATCGAATGTCATTTTAATTAATGTTTATGGGATAAATTCTACCCCTCCTCTATCAACCTTTTAGCTCTAGCAATCGCATCATATATATTTTTAGGTTTTGACTTTAACTCATCAACCTTTGATATATCAGCTTCTTTTTTAGCACTAGAACTTGGTCGTGTAGATGGAGTAGATTTTTTAGGAGGTTCTTCCTCAACCTTCTTTTCAGATTCAGGTGTTGACTCCTTCCCCTTCATATCTCTAAAGATTTGAAGGGCTACTTTTGCAGGAAGATAAACTTTTGTGCCATCACCTAGTTCATAAGTATATTTTTTAGCAACATTTATCATACCTTCCTCATCTTCTGACGATAAATCCTCATCTTCCAAAACTTTATCCATCTCTAGATCAAACAATTCTTGCGGATCTGGTATCGTTTTTTCCGGAGATGTAGGCGTATAGTCCTCGCCCTTTTGAGTAGCTAGAATCTCTTTTACTATATTAATTAATTCTTGATTCTTTTTCTCAATAACTTCCATCTTTGCACTCTGTATCTTATTATTCCTAATAAGTCTTTGAAATGCAGGATTTTTATGGTAAGGTTCAGCCTTTTCTTTTTTTGAAAGATCATCTTTCTCATCTTTTTTAGCAGATGAATCGCTCTCCTCCGGCTTAACCTCTATTTTAGCGTCTTGATTGACGTTAGGTTTACCTTGTGGGTCAAGATTTTTTTGCGAGCTGATCGCACCTTCCTCTTGAATAGGAGTAGCATTTGCGGCTACCACGCCAGCTTGGTTATCCATAATATGTGAAGTAACGAATAAATTTATTTCCTTCTCGCCATCTCATACGCTATCCTAATAATCTGCTCTCGACTTCTTTTTTTAACTTTCCCCTCATTAGCCCTAGTCAATTCCGCTATATTTTCCCCTATCACCTCCTGTGTTTTTCCTTTTTTTAACGGCATATCTTCTTAATTACACATTAATACACTACTGGCTACGAGTGTCAAGCTGTTCTTTTATATTTTTACTGGACTCTTTTTCTTTTCTTGCAATTAACCCTTCTTGAACTATTTTTGATTCTGCCTCTATATGATTAGCAGCTAGAGCTTTTATCTGTGGATCAAGACCTTCAATTTCCGGACCACTCCAAAAGTCTTGATGGGCTGCAAGATGCTGTGCATTAGCTTTTTCAAATGGCGGAACAGGTTGTCCTCCATATAAAATTCTATTTTCCATTTCAGCTTGAGCTACATTTAACATAACTTGTTCAGCATTATCACTTTTTGTGGCTTGATCAAGCGTAATAGCAGCCTGTTTAAATAATTTATCAGGGGCTTGCATCCATAAATATAGACGTTCAGCAGTTTTATATGGATGTGGATCGCCTATTCTTTCCATTAAGGTTATAGGATCAATAGCTTTTCTATCCCATAATTGAATAGCTTCAGCTCCTAATCCAACTTTATCTTTAGTTATAGTAGATCCCTGTCTAACTTTAATTTTTACACCCTCTTTTATTAAATCTTTATCTATCTTTAATTGTTTAGACGTACCATCTTCCCCTAAATATGCTACAAAATCTACTTTATCAAAGTGTCGTTTTATCAATTGAGCGATAGCGTTGTACATTTTCTCCATAACTCTTTCCAGCATTTGAGTAAGCTCATCAATTCTTTCTTGATCCCCTTCCTTTAACAACATTCTACCGGAGAAAGTTTCTTCACCCGGCTGTTTTTCTCCACGAGTTACTGAATGTGTACCAAATATATTATCAATTTCTGCTATAGAGTGAGCCATATCTTCGGCTACAAAGGGTTGCAACATTTGTCCGTTAAAATTCTGTACTGCTCCACTAGCTCCCTCCTTAATATAAGCTACTGAATTAGGTTTTTTACGAGCAGATTCAATATCTGCTGCATCTCTTTTTGTCACGCCCATAGTTCCATACGCTACAGTTAATCCGTTAGCATGATCAGCATTATCTGATATTTGACGTTTACGTTTATTTATTGCATCTTGTACAGTAATTACTTGATCAACTAGTGTAGTTTGACTATATGGATTCATTTTTAAAGTCCATATATCACTAAAAATATAATCCATTTCCGGTTCTATCCAATGATTTTTTTTCTTATCCTTAAAATTATAATGTGGATTAGAGATCTTTTCTAAAATTATACCATGCAATTTCCAAAACTTAAATTCAGCAGTAGTAATTTCATAATATCCAACAATGGATCCCATCATCTTTTTACTTTTAGTATCAGGATTCCCACATACACTTTCTAAAATTTCCCTTTTTTTATTCTTAAATTTTACTATTAAATCTTTCACGCTATCCTCATGATACTCAATTACATAATCTATTTTATCTCTAGGTGGTACCATTATTCTTTGCGGTCGTAAATTTTCAATCCATATGTTTTTAGTATCTTCATCGTATCCAAACTTTAATACACCTAAATAATATAACTGTGAAAATCTTAAAAAATCCTTTAGCTTCTGCGAAATCCCCTGATCTGTAGCTACAGAATATAATATAGATTCAAGATTATCACTATACACCCTGTTATCAATTTCTTTAGATTCATCTTCTTCTAATGGCAAAGCAACACTTGGAGCAGGAATATTCTTAGTAGCTCTAGGAATTACAGTTTCTAATGACTGAAATATCTTATTCAATACTATTTGTGCTTGATACGGCTCTAATCTATTCTTGTCTATCTGATCACCTAAATAATATCTCTCATTCAATTGCTGTTTTTTCAACACCCCATCATGCAAAGGTCGAGATTCAGCTATCCAACTATTGGCTATAGATACCAAATCTTCATCGCTCATCTTAATTTCCGGATACTCAAAATTCTCTATCTTGCCCTCCTGCATCCGATCAGGATCATGTACGATATTCTTTGTTTTCCCCATTGTGTTAAATTAAATTTTCTATATATATTTCCACTCATCACCACTATAACTTTCCCCTAATACCGGAATCTTATCAGCAGGAATTTTATCATCCAAAATAGTTATAGCTGCTCCGAATGGCTTATACGCACCATCTTCCGCCCTCTGTACTCTACTCAACGCCATCTTAAAATATACTGTTGCGTGTACAAAGTGATCAGGACCAGAAGTCTTCCACTCTGTAAACGGAATCCCATATCTATCTTCCGCAGTTATCCTATAGAGATTTTCCCAGTTTTTAATATATTCGTCAAGTTCAGTATCTAAATACACTTGCGGACTTTTGCCTTCTATGGTGAAGCGTATCTTCTTATCTATAAGGTTGTACATTATATCGGATATTGCTTGATTTCTATCTGTATAGACATGACCGAGTTTACCTCCTTTTTGATCTCCCCATTGGATTAGGCTATTTTTATCTACATTATGTTTATAGAAGCATGCGAACATTTTATTTTTATATTTTGGGATTAATTTTCTGCGTGGGTATGGGTCTGGATTGGCATCTATTACGCATATTGGATTAAATTTATTCATTAGCATTTCTAGATCTTTCCACATATGTTCTCCGGATAATATTCCTACTTTATATATACCTTCATGATTTCCTAGTACATAGTGTAGAGCTTTATATCCTACATCTACGCCTAATGCGTTGCGTAATTTGCTATTATTTTTTACGATTATGGCGTTTTCTATTATGGATCTATCTACAGTATCATCTTTTTCTACATATGGAAGCCCTAATATCATATTATAGAAATACTGTGGTGTTTTATTTTCTTCTAGGTATATAAGTTCTTTTGCGGTTACCCATGCTGCCATTAGCTGATTTATATGATAGCCATGTATTTCTCTACCTTCATATGTTTTTACCCATTCCCCGACACGTCTATCCTCATTTGACAATTCTTTTTTACACCGGCTACATACATATATCTGTCTTTCCTTATCAACATTCTTAAAATAATCTAAATTTTGCCAATGATTACATCTACTGCAATTAATCATCCACACTCTCTTGTCACTCTTTTCATATTGCACATCTATTCCTCCCGGTCTTATCGGATTAGCAAACATCCACTCCCCCTTATATATACTCTTTTGCAACCTTGAAGCATACAAATCTATAACCTCCAAATTTGAAGCATCATACTCATCATATATATTCAAATCTGACGTGTGCATAATCGCCGCCTTCTTCCCATGCGTTCCTCTATACCATATAAAATTCACCCCCAACTGCTTCTTCTGTATCGCATCACTTTTACCTAACAAACTTGCCAAAACAGGATTCTGTGTTATTAACGAGTCCACCTTACTAGGTACAAAATCCCTCACGTCATCTACTGTCGGCAAAGTATAAATTACATTATACCCTCTATGCGACAACGCATATAAACTCTTTATTATCGCCAATGTACTAAACCCAACCTGTGCTGACTTCATACAGCACTGTTTCCAATGCCAATTACTAAATGGCTCCAACAAAAATAAATGATCATTAAACTCCATCTCATCTCCCCTCTCATTCTTTAACTGATTCTCCATCACCCACCCCAAACACGACTTGTTTAAATCTATTTTCATTTTTTCTTTTTTTTAATCTTCTTCTCTATCCATCCCAACCCCGCCCTCTCACACCTCCAACATACACCACTCTCCCCCTTCAAATACTTCCCACACCTGCAAAAATCCTCCTCCGGATATCCAGCCATCATATCTTCAAATTTACCCATACTTATACCTTATTATATATATTATATTTTTCTGTACTTCTGTATAACTTTTTTGTACATATTGCCAGCCATCATTCTCACATGAAAATCACATAACTCAACTTCTTCCCCTATCTTCTCATTCCAGATCCCTCCCCATTCAGCAGCTCTCCTCACCCCACTCTCACCACATAACCAACACTCCTTCCCCATTATCTCCCCAAGCACATTCTCTATATTCCCCATTATCTCCTCCTCATCTTCCACCAA